CGCCTTCCGCTTCGTCGTACCTTCCGTTATCCGTCCGATCTTTATAATGGGCGTGCAGCTTTTTAATGGCTTCGGTTAAGTCTTTGAACCTCTGGTTTTGTTCGGGATCCATTTTGGCGAAAGCGGGGCTGCCCGTCCCTTGCCTGCCGGGGTCAATCCCTAAAGATCGGAGGTCGTTATTGAGGCGGGCATTATGGCTCTGGATGCGGGTTTTCTGGTAGGCAAGCTTCCCGTAGGTATCCGGCTCCGTTTCCTCGACTTTTTCCATTGCATCGCTAATAGAGGAGATAGATTCGCTTGCTTGCCTGGCGCCGGAAGTTACGCCGGATACGTCAAGGTCAACCTTAATCCCTACGTTTGCCATTTGTCTCCCTTCAATTCTTCCGGCGCGTATCCGGCATCGATTAAGTCAGAATCGTCAAAATCGCCTATAAATGACTTCTTTTTTTCTTCGTAATAAGCATTGCGGACGCTTTCTATGGGGTATTCCATTGCCATTTCAAAAATAAGGCTAACCAGCCAGCTGTCAAGTTCCCGTTCCGCCCTGATCGCTGGAAAGGCCCTCAAATACACCGCCGCCCACAGCGCCATTGTCGCCCGCCTTGGAAGGTACTCCCCGATTGGCTGGTTCTCCTTCCTCGCTAAAGCCCTTCTCGATTTTGTCTCGAAACGAATATGCCTTGCCGTAAAGTTCGGCGATGAACAGTCGGCTCGGCACCTCCAGGAAAGAAAAGTTTTTGTTGAGCTTTTTTGCGTCTTCAAACCATTTCGGGCCTGAAACGACGACGACATCAAGGGTGGATGCCATTACGTTTGCCATCTCGGCATTGTCGTCAAACCCCTCTACCGGCCTGTAATTTCTCCTTGCGGCGGCGAGCTTTCCTATGGCTAAGTCGTCGGCTGCCCTCGCAAATTTTACGACGAAGTTCCCCTGGCTGGTTTTAACCTCTTCGGTATAGTCCTTCCCCATGATCAGTTGCGTAAACAAATCGTCTCTCTGCTCTTCCGTGAGCTTTTCTGCCTGACTGTTGTCAATGCGATCCACAACGCCCATAATTTCTCCTTGGTTTGTTTTGTTCGTTTCAATCCACGCGCACTAACAGAGCGCGACGTTTTATTTTATCACAAAAAAGCGGATTTGAAAACAAGGCACCCTTTCGGGTGCCTGTTTGCTTAGTCTTTTGTCAGCGCCTTGGCCTGAACGCTGTTAGCCGCGTATTCGTTTCCGTTTACGCTGATCTCGCCGTTTGTGATCAATACGCCCTGAAAAGAGCCAAGGACTTTTCCGGCTTTCTTGTTGTAGAAGTCCAGATAGGCGATCTTCTGTATCGCCCCCTCGTCCATGAATTTTGCGCGCGTGGGCATGATGTCCATCAAAGCAATTTTGCCGCCATCGGCGTACTGCTGCGCTCCGTCCAAGGTTCTCTTGTAGGGCAGGAACCCGTCGATGGATATTGAACAGTCATACCCTTGCGGGTCAAGGGCCACGGGGCCTAAATGCCCGACGCACGTCGCCGACTGCACCTGAAAATCTTCGGTAGCCCTGAAACTTTTTACCAAGGCTATAGACTCCGCATCCGCAGAATTTGAGCCTACGCGGACATGGCAGTTATAGCCTTGGGCAATAATACTGCCAGTTATGTTGGGTAAAGCCATATTCTATTCCCTCCTATAGCTCATACGTTGCGGCTGATTCGTAGACATGGTTAAATGCCGTAATCAGGAAGAAGTTTTGCGGCGGCGTAAGGTTCCTGTGGAAAGAGATGATGTTTTTGTCGCCTACTTTCCTGACCTTTACGCCCCAAATATTTAGCCCGTCGTCCGTTGGGACAATAAGCCCTTCGTCTTTCCATGCCCGCGCCGCGCCCTGTACGGTTTCTTCCAAGTCCGCCGCTTTTGAAACTCCGGGCCGGCCCGTTCCGCCGTTGTACTGAATACGCAAGTCCCTGTTCATATACAAGTCCTCGCGCACCATCGACCGTTCAACAAGCTGTAACTGCCTGCCCTGGTGGGTGGTCATGGCCCGGATAACCGCAAGGCGGTTGTCGTCCGTAGTGCCGCCACAGAGAACGCCGCCGATAATAAGCTGTTCCATTTCGGGTATCTTGAGCTTGACCATGAATTTCAGGACGCTTATGTTTTTCCACGTCAGCGGTTCGTTTATTGCAACCGTGGCTTCCATTCCCAACAGCTTACAGGCGAAGTAGGACGCGGGGAGATCCTCTGCGGCTCCCGTAAGCGGCGACAAAGCGGTAATTGCCGGGTAGCAATAAGACACCAATTTATTGTTCAGAGCCTTCGCAAACTCTATGGCATCTTCCAGCGTTTCTCCAATCGGGCCGCCGACAATAGCAGTCCGCTCTTTCCTGTTCTGGACGTTGCTCATTGCCGTTGTGTGGTTCGATATGAGGATATGCACCGCGTGATCGGTAGCCGGAGAAGATATAATTTGAATGTCTTCCGCTTCCAAGGCGGCAAGCGTCTTATTCCAGTCATTGACAGTGTAAGTGCCTTGGCTGGCCTCTTCAAAAAACACCGGGTCGGGATCGTTGTCGGGCATAATGTTTGGAGACCCATCTACCTTTTCGACGTTCCCTTTTCCGATCCACTGGCTGTTATGCAGGGCTTGGAAGAGGGCATAGAAATTGCTGGTCAATACCCGCGCCTCGGTTATGTCAACGGAATCCACAAAATCAAGCTCTTTGGAAGGGACATTTGCCTCTTCCTCAAGCTGTATGGCGGAAAAGCCCTCGATCCCGTTAAGACGCTGTATGACTTCCTCAATAGTGGGACACTCTTCCCATGGGATAAACACGCTGCCGGAATTCACGTCGTAAGCGGGGATATTGTATGTGGAATAGGGCTTGCCTTCCATTACAATTTCCGTCTGCCCTGTCGTGGTCTTGGCTATGACATTGTTGGTCAATGTGCCGCCGACAACCTGCAACAAGGTAAACCTGTATTCGAGTATCGCGCCTTCCGATCCCGCAAGCGGCGTTACGCGGAATTGCTTCGCCTGTCCGTCCACAAGCAGGTAACCGCTGGGGCTTCCGTAAGGAACGGAAACATTCAAGGGCTGCCAGTTTCCGCCTTCCTGGACTTCAAAGTTAAGCAGCGAAAGATCGACGCCCCTAAACTCCATCTTGGCGACGACGGTTATTTCCGCCGCTTCCGGGTTCGTTGCCGTAAGGGTAAATACCTTGGCTTCGCCGACCCGCAGCCTTCCCAAGCCTTCGTCAACGTCCAATGCAGGGCTATTGGTAACTTTGGCAACCTCGACCGAAAGCCCGATATTGTTCACGTCAAGAACCGCCGAAATGCAGTCGCTTGTATACTGAAGCTGGATTGACTTCTTGCCGATGTTGTCAATCTTGTCTTTCATTTCCCCGGCTGTAAAAAGAACCTTCTTTGTCCCTGGGTTTGTCCCGTTGACAATCTGCCTTGCCACGGTGTTAGCGACAACGCCATAGCTGGCGGTTTTAAGCCGCAGAATTTCCAGCCCCCCGGATTTCAATACGCTTTTCCCTTGCGTGTTGCCGTTCACGACCATTGCCCGGATTTTCTGGGGCGCATACTCCGGGGAAGGGTTAAAGGCATGGGCTACGGCTTTCAGAAGATCGCCGTCTACAAGGGTAACTCTTGCATCGTCCATGGTAGTGAAAGTGAACAGCTTTTGGGGCTGCCCTCCCTTCGATCTGCCTAAAATAACGCCGTTATTTGCGGACACGCCGCCGCTTTCGCCGCCTATCGCTGCACTCCGGGAATAAGCACCCGGCACATAATGTTCGCTCCGCTGGCCAGCGGATTCAAAAATTGCAGGCCCTACGCTCATTTATCATACCTCCCATAAAAAATTGAAACGAAAATGATGATTACAAAATTCTCTTTTTAATAAGGGCGCGGGTTTCCCGATCCCATTCGTCAAAAGTTGCGACCTTGGTTTTATGCAAAGACCGAATAAGATCGGCAATGCCCTTGTCCATGTCCGCTTTCCTCAAATACTGCTCTACAGTTAAGAGGGCAGGCTTTGCGGGCTTTTCCTGTTTTTTTGGCGTATAAAGCCCTCCGCTCTGCGAAAGCCGGTGAACCTTGCTTTCTTTTGGCTTTTGGTGCTTATGGTCGCCCCGCTTCTGGTTCCCCTGCTCCTGCGGGGTGTCCAGATTCCCCGGATCCTGATTCTTCGTCTCCGGGGTCGTCGGATCCGATGATCCATGTTCTTGTGGTTTCCTCGTAGGAAATGGCATGATTGATTACCTCCAATAAAAAGTTATTTGGGTCTTCGATTTCGGTGTCGATAACCGACTGCTCGATGATATAGTCAGCGTCAAACGCAATTTGTCCCGACGTAAGCTCAATGCCGTACTCCAAATTGTAGTTGTTGCTTCTTTGCCCCCTGACGGAGCTATCAGTTATTACAAGAGGGGTTTCTTCTTCGCTGGCAAGCTCGGTAAAATATTTTTTATACAATTCCCCCAAGTAATCCTTCATAAACCCGCACACAAAAAGCCTTATGTGTTCGTACAGTTCGTTTTTCAGTTGGGGGTTTTCCGCCCATATTTCTATTGAGACGTGATCTTGGCGGCGTATAAAATTGGTCTGCCCGTAAATCTTTTTTTCAGATCGGCTGCCCATCGCTTCCCGCAGTTCCGCCATTATTTCCGGGGTTATCATCATGTACCGTTTTTCAAGGGGGGAAGGGCCGTCTTCTTTTCCCTCTTCCTTGGATGCCGCAATGTCCACTGGCTCAATGGTCAAGCTGTCCGTTCTGGCAAGGTTCCTTAATTCAGCGGATTTAACGTCTTCTTCCGTTGCGACAACAATCGCGGGGAAAAGGGACGCGGCGGTTTTTTCCGGCGTTTCGGAAAGCTCCATTCTTGCAAACGGGTGTTCGTTGGTTATGTTTACAGTGAAGTTTTTGTAGTATTTGGGAACCCGCAAAATGTTAAAATACTTTTTTAGGACTTTGACAATTTCCTGCTCTAAAATAAGGCCGCGATTAAGGATGTAAATCATCGCATATCCCCCGCGAGTGCGCCCTCTACCATTTCGCTTATGTCTTTCTCCGTCTCCTGCACGACAAATTTTGTTACAAGGCGGGCAGGCATGGCGGGCTTTATCCAGCTATGGGGACGGGTAACAAGCTGTTTAGCGGAAATAACGCGGAAAGTAAAATAGCCGCCCGATCTGTCTTTCCCGGTTTCGTCGGTCGATCTAACCATGCCGTTCATGTTTCCGTGTTCTTCGCCTTGCAAGCGACCGTAGCCCTTGCTGTATTTTGCCCTTCCTACCTTTTTCCCACTGGCACCGTAGTAGCTTGCATAATTGTGAGTTTTATCTTTTTCAGGAGCGGCATCTGCACTGCGATCTGTTCTCATCATTTTGTATTTTTTGACTTTGTTCCAAACGCTGCTGGGCATTACGCTCTTAAAACCTATGCTTTTCGGCGTTCCATGGCGGAAGGGGACGATCAAATACGGAAACCCTTCATTCGAAACCCGCGACCGTGGGCCGAAGGGATGTGTCGTTTTCATATCCAGTTCTTTTGTCCCGTTCTCGATCCAGACCGCCTCCTTCGCCTCGGTGGAAACCTCATATTCAAAAGGCCCTGTTTGCCTTGAGTGGATAGTGTTGACATATTTCCCTGCCATCGGATAGCGCATAGCATGGTTTACCCATGTTGTTTGGATAAGTGCCGCCCCTTCTGCAAGAGCGCCTTTTGTCATCGGCAGCACTTCTGGATCGACCACCGACTTGCAGCGAGAAAGGATATATTGAAGCTGCTCAAGGTGGGCATCGCTTACAGATATTTTCATCCTGATCATACGCGCCCCCTTAAATCCCGCATTATGGCTTTGGCGGCGCTTTTTTTTATCATTAGGCGGGGCATTGACTTTTTAAGTGCTTTAGCCGATATTTTCTGTAGAGAGGAGACCGCCGCTCCCACCTGATTTCGGAAGCCGGAGAATTCAGGCGAGCAGCCATATTGCGCGATAACCGTCTTTATGGCTTCGGCGGCTTCTTCCCTTTTATTATTGTTGTCGAATCCAGTTAGCAGCCATTTTTCATCGTCTCCTTGGTACCGTTGACGGCTTAAAATAGCTATAATGCCATCCTTTTCCAATTCAACGCGCCCTTTATGATCTGGGTTATTTCTAAATGGTATTTCCCTGGTTATTTTTCCTTCTTTTGCCGCCTGTGCAACGAGATAAAGAATGGCAGCTATTTCATCGTTGCTTTTTCCTTCAATCGCCCTGTCTTCAATGATATGAACCAGCCCATAACCCTTTTTACCTGTTTCTCCCTTATCAAGAGTTATGTCTCCCAATTCGCTATTATTAATAATTTGCGATTTCCCGGTTTCTAAAATACCAGTAATAGATGCAATTCCTTGTAATGCTTCTTTTGCTGCCGTACTACCTCCCGCAGCCATTGGCGGGTTTAACCCCGTATCCGGCGCGTAGGCAAACCTCCCCTGCCCGCCCCTGGGATGAAGTTCCGGCCTCCATCCCTTGCGCATAACCAGCACCCTTTTACTCATTCTGGTTGACCTTCTTTGCTTCGCTGAAACCGGCAAATAGTTTTAATGGGACTTTGCGGGGTACGCGCTGATCTTCGCTTGTCCGTAGCATTGGAACGTCTTTAACTACCCGGTATGTGGGATAGTAGCGGTAAGTAATGGACATCATTGACAATTCTTCCGGCTGCCTCGCGCCTATCCAGCGGATATTGTTTGTGCCGACAAGAACAAAGTCCTCTCCCTCTTTATAGGCACTAGTCATAGTTTCAAGGCTGTCTATTTGCGCGACGAAAAATTCAGGTATTACGTCGTCTAAGTTTCCGCGCTTTTCGATAACGATTTTATGGGTCATAGTGCCGGAAAGCGTTGTTATAACGTCGTTTTCGGACAGGTTATACACATACGGGAAAGTGCAAACCGCATCGCCGTGGCAGGCGTTCACAAGGGACGCATCTTCTTTTGACAGGTTTTGAGAAAGCACGGCAAATCGGAAGGGCATCACATATTGAACCGTCGTGGCGGTAAGGCTTTCGGCATTGGAATTAACGAGAACCGTATCCCGCCGATATTCCAATACATTTACCGGGGTATCGGTTCCGTCCGACAGTCCAGTTACGGAAATGACATCTCCCGCCGCCTGGTAAAACACGCCTTCAAACTTGGACGGCTCTGTAAGCAGGCCAGGGACTCTGTAATACCCGCCGCCGATCTTTTCCAGCATAACGGACTTTAGCCGCTTTACTATCGGGGCGCGGATCCTGACATCGACAAGCTCATTCCTTGCGATATTTCCGTCCAATATTTTTACAAAATTACCGCAATGGCAAAAATTGCTTTTTCTGCCACGGGAATCATAAACTTCCAATATTTTTGAATGGGCATACTCTTTCGGTATCTCGATAATATTTGCCCGAACCGTAGAACGAAAAACAACTTCATATTCCCGCTGGTAATCGTAAATGTCGCCCGATCCGCCGCACTTGGGGCAATGTATGTCATGGCGGTTATTCTCGGTAACGCAGGGGCATTTTTTGGCAATGCGCCACCGCACCCATTGACCATGGCGGCCTATAAGGGCTTCAAAATTGTTTTTCCCCAGAGAGAATTCTATTGGAGTTATTTTGCCGAGGCCGTATCCGATGGCTATACCCTCCCTCTTACTGGAGTAGTCAGTGCTTTCTCTACGCTCCAGCCAAGATAAGACAGCCTGTTATGCAATACGTTGTATGCCATACATAATTCTTCTGCCCATTGCGCTATGGTTTGAGTAATGCCATTGAATGTTATGTTTACATTGCTACGCCTATTATTTGCCTGCTCTTTATTTGTTGCCCATTTGCAGTTGTCAGGCGAATACCCCTTGTCATTATCCATACGCTCTATTGTCAGATTTTCAGAATAACCGTTAGCAAGCGCCCAAGACTGAAATGTCTCAAAATTATGCCAGCCAGGGCAGACGGTAATTCCTCTTTCCTTATAGTCTTTCTTGCTTTTTTTAGTTGACGGTTTTTCACACCGTTGTATCATCGTTGTCCAGATATAATATAATCTGGTTTCTGTAGCGCCATGCGTTGTAAAATTTTTAGAAGCTGTCTCTTTCCGAAGGCAGCCACAGCTTTTAGTTGTTCCTCGCGTTAGCTCTTTTCCGCTAACTTCCTTTACATTTCCACACTTACATTGACATAGCCAAAAAACACGGCCTTTCTCTGTTTTTGTGCGACATATTACTTTCAATCTGTCAAATTTCATTCCACTAAGGTCTATCAACTTCATTAAAGCGCCCCCATTACGATATGACCGAACTTCATCTTGTTTTCGGCATAGTACCTGTCAATGTCGTCTTTATACTCTTTGATGTCGGCGCCGTAATAAGCCGATGTCGCCGACTGCGTAGAGCTAAAGGACTCGCTCATGCCGTCCATTGAAAGACTGCTGCTTGAAAAGCCCGACATAAGCCCGCGCCCGATAATATTTAGAAGGGAACAAGCGGCGACTTTGCCGATAATTTGCCGCAAGTCTTTAGGAACGTCTTCGCAGGTTTCATATCCGGCGACATAATCAATGATGTAGCATAAGTTACGCTCCATGGTATCCGCGCCATAGGGGTAAATCGCCGTTTCAACTGCCCTTGACGATGGATCCTGCCTTAGAGGGCGATTTAAGAATTCAATGCGCCCTTTTGGGCGATCAAGCCTGCTGCTTGGCAATAAAGGAACTATCTTTTCGTTCCGGCTGTATAAATCGCATCTGGAAACCGAAATAAGGGGCCGTTTCCGGGTGTGTATCATGCCGGTACGCTGTATGCGTTCACGCTTGAATATGTAATATTCGTCCGCAAAATCGTAATCTTTGCCTTTTTTTAACCCGCGCCGATCTGGTTCGCAAGCTACGCGGGTTTTTTTTATTGTTATTTTTAATTCCCGTTCCACTTGCGAAAGAGCGTCATCTATATAAAACTGGATTTGATCGTCGGTAAAAGAAGCTCCATTGCTTGCCCGAAAATCCACGCCCCATAAATAGGTGTACCGAAGATCGTCTACTGTTATGACATCGCCCCATGAACCTTCAGGGGCTTTATAATTTCCAAATGAAAACCCAACAGGATCGGTATTGCCGCATTTAAGCCAAACGGTATAACGCCATTTGCTTGTATCGTTGGAAAAATCACGAACCCTGTATTGGCAAATCCCATCGAATAAATCTTTGTCAAGAAAGTTCCCGGTAACTGGCTCCGGCGCTACATCCGCGCCGTCCGGGACAAAGCCTGAATCGGTAAACACAAGCCATACCCCATCGCAGCCGTCCCGCCGCTCCAAGCGGTATTCACGGTTTGCGGATAGCTCAATGAGTATTTGCGTTTGTAGGCTATGTGCTTTCAGCATTGCTTATTCCACAAAAAAGGCGGCGGCGTTTAGCACCGCCGCCCGGACTGTTAAACTTCTTGATAGCCGGGAATGGTAAGCAGCCGCGCCGCTTCATTCGCATCGACTTCAATCACGCCGTCTTTGTCGGCTTGGACTTCCGCGTTTCCGACGATGACTTTCTTTCCGCCCTTTAGACGCTCGCACTTTAGGCGAACCTTTTCCCCGTCATCCTTCGGCTTTTGGGCTTTAGGCTTTGGGGAAGGAGGATCTTTGTCATTTTTCGGGGCTGGAGGGCCTTTTTCTTCTTTCGAGTGATCTTCTTCCGGGGGGTCTGTGCGGTCGGCATCGGCCTCTAAGATTGCCGCAATAATGTCCTCTTTTGAGGCATCGTCGGCGGGGTTAAGGCCGTATACCGTCGCAAGATTTACAAGATCCTCTCTCGTCATCTCGGAGAGATTTACCTCTTCCACGGGTGGCGCGCCGTCGTTTTTTGCTTGCTTTTTAGGCATTGGTCGGCAGCCCTCCCCGGTATGCGATATTCTTCGCATAACCGCACCAGTGCGGGGCCTTCATAGAAGGAGTACCCCACAACGCCATGATGAACGGAGTTACCAGCTTGTTGGTCGGGTACATCCGATACAGGCGCAGCGGTAGGAATTGCAGGAATTCGACAACGGCCTGCATTTTCTTTTCCGTAAGGTAGAGCATTTCGGCTGTGCCGGGCAGATCCTCATTAAAATCCGTAAATTCAGTAGTGGCGTTGATCTGGTCAATCCCTATGCGGATCATTTCCATAACAACGCTTCCATTCTTCGCGGAACGGCAGATAATGAAACCAGTCCCCGGATTTGTGGCTGCCGGTTCAATTTCAATACCGACAGCATCCCCGGAAGCGACGGCTATAGGCGTTGCGGTTCTGGCTTCGCTAATGCCGTTTTCATTGACAGAATGTACCGAATAGGTATAGTCGCCCGCATCGACGGCGTAAAACTGGGACTTCGAGCTTGCGGCCCTAGTAAGCGTAACGGCTGCCGGTCTATTTGGGACATTGTTTCCGCTGCTTGGCTTGACAAGGCTTTTGGGCTTAAACATTAAGTCGGGGCCTGCTTCGTCGGCGATAGACAATGGGCCGTGCAATGTCGGATAGCTCTTGAATACGGCGGCCATTTTTTCGTCTTCGGTTCCGAACCGTAGCCTGCTTTGGCAAAGCTCCTGGATGTCGTTACCTAAAATCAGCGGATAGAATACCTTGTTTGCCTTGCCGCCCCTATCGGCGATCATTTCCGCCATGTCGTTAAAGATATGTTCGCCAAACGTCTGTATGGTTTTTCCGCGCAGGTCGAGTATGTTCCTCTTCTGAACCGGGGTATCCCTGATCTGTGCAAGAAGACCGTCAAACTGTTTCGGCACAACCTTAGAATCCCCATGGAAACAATACTTTTCAGCGGTTCTAAGAGTTGAAAGCGTTGTCGCAATCTTTTCAGCCTCATAAGCGGGTTCAAAAGTATCGGCTTGGACGGCCTGTTCAGTAACTTCGCCGCGCTTCTGGATGTACTTCATTTCCCTTGTTTTGCGGAGGATTTCCTGATTGTTGTCCGGGGCTATCCCGCCTTCCTCTACGAACCCTAAATCTTCATCGCCGACATCGGTACGGATGTTGTGCTGGTGGACTGTCGCTTTGACGGGCGTTTTCTTTATGGTGTTCATCACCTTAAAGTCGCTACTGTCTTCACGCATCACGTTGATCAGGGTAGTTTCGCAGTCTTCGGGCTGTAACGGACGGCCCCCGGTAAACTGGCTAGGATCTACCCCGTAGCCAATGGCAAGGGCTTTTAAGAGCGCCTCTTCACTTCCGCTGCCTACTTCGGATTCAGAACTGAACAATAATTCTTTTAATTGCTCATCCATGCTATTAACCTCCCTCTTTGCTGACATGCTTCCGCATGAAACGCTCAAAGTCATCGGAGAAAGCAAAAGACGCTTTCCCTATTGACTTGTTCATCTGCGTTTCCCATCCGGCGCATGTATAAATGTCAATTTCACCAGTACCTACGGCTTTGGTGAGAATATCCTTCGTGATGTCAAGGGTTTTTTGGGTAAACGGCCTTAAACCGCCGCCCTTGGCTCCACCGGGCAAAGCGGCGGTACCCGCCACCCCTGCCTTTGCCATGACTGCTTCGAGTTCCGAAACGGCTCCCTTGCGGGGCGCGGGAGAAGCAAGGACATCCTCGGTTCTGTCCATAATGGCAAGGATTCCTTGACCCAGCGACTTTTGCAGAACTTCGGATGCCTGGAGCATACCTATAAGTTGCGTTTGCGCTTTTGCCATGATTTCGATGTTTCGCCCAAGGTCGGCCATTTTGTCGTTAAGGGATTTAAGAACCTCGGTTCCGTCCTCGTACTCGTCATCGTCGTCGTCATCGCTGCTGTTGGTGGGATCGGCTGCCGTGTCGGCAGGATCATCGTCATTTTCCGGCTTCTTGCCGCTGTTGGATTTCGTCAAAGAAGCCAAAACTCCTTTAACGTCGTCCCATAGTGTTCCGGCTTTTTGTGCCATGGGAAATACCTCCATAAATGAATTGCTTTTTTTACAGACTGCCCGCACAATGTCGCGGGCATCCGCTCTTGAAATGCCGTAGTCAACCAAAAACGATTCGGCTTCTTCCAGCCCGGTAACATCGCCGTCCGACATCGCACCGACCAAGGAAGCGATCACCGCCTCATTTATTACAAGGAGCGATTTTTCATGTTCTACGTCCTCCTTTTGCAAAGCCCTTCCCCCGGTAAATTCTGCGGAATCCGTACCATAGCCAATGGAAAGTGCCTTAACAAACTCGACGCTTGAAAGAGACTTTGCCATTGATACAGCCGGTTCGACCGTGGGGTTTACTGGGGTGATAGTCAGTGCAAGATCGTCCCATAAAACGGAGATTATCTCGCCGATTTTTCGCCCATTCTCCATGCCTTTTTTAAGCCGTGGCACAAGGCCGCCTACGCTCGCCTTGACGCGGGTAGAGCCTTGGTCTAAAAGCTTGATAAACTTTTTTGCGTAATCATTGTTTGGGTATAATTTTCCTCTTACGAAAGTTCGCGTTCCTTGCGTGGTAACTTCTATAGGCTCGCCGATAACAAATTCTTCGTGTATATCGTAGCTTCCGTCTTTGTGAAACTCCCGGTGTTTGTGATCCTTGCTTATAACGCCATTTTTAACGAAATAGTCCTGCGTTTGTAAAAGGGCGCGTTGTAAAACACGCTGCTGCTCAATGTCAAGATTTTCGTTTGATGCCTCTGCCGTAAAAATGACATTCCCGTCATCGTCTCTCTGGAGTGATTTGCTTAACGAAAGCTGGAGGTAAATCTTGTCTTGGTCTGCCGACTGTCCCATTTCGCCCCGCGACGATGCCGGAAAAATAAAAAAGGCCGGACTTTCCGTAAAGGAAAATCCGGCCTTTTTGTAAGCGCCGAGGTGTCAGAGCTTCCGCTTTAACACTAAACTGTCGTTTCAATCCACGCACCCTGCGGGGTGCGACTTTTCAAAACAGGGTTTCCCCTGCTTCTAGATCAAAATAAATCAATAGAGGATACAGTAACTATAACCCCATTGATGTAATAAATGCAACCCCTTTTAAGCGGCGGTCTTTGTAAGGCACTTCCCCTTGTTTCTGATGTCGAAAGCTTTCTCTTTGAACGTGTCGATGTCCATTTTCAAAACGCTGCCCAAAAATCCGGGACGGTCATACTGCCTTAGATATGCCGCCGTCGCCTCTTCCTCGCTCATAAATCCCAGCATCACCTTTTGTTCGTCGAATTTGCCCGTTACCGGGTCATTTTGATTAACAATGTAGACGATTTCGGATTCAGGGGAAGGGCCGACATAAACGTCGAGATGATCCTTGTCAACGCCCACGGTTCCCCGGATATACCCATAATCAAAGTTCATTTTTGTATGCCACTCATGCCCGTCTTTATCCGTGCCGCTGCGGGTACTGCCTTTTTTATTTTCGATGGATATGTCCATGCCCTGTACTTTCGTTCTGCCCTGCAATTCATGGCCCGACCAAGTAAGGGATTTATTAAGCCCGTCAAAAAATTCGTCTTGGCCTGTTACCCAGCGGTAGTCTTCAATGCTCCCGCCTGCCCGGTTCAGTACGACTTTCCGCTTTTCAAATTTCTCTTTTCCGTTCCTTAGACGGTTGAAAAACTTTAACGCCCCGTTTACCGCCTCTTCGATAACCGAAGCCCTGCCCGGCGTTCCCCGCCATGCGTTTTCTATGTCTATTGCCTTGCGGATCGCGCCCGACTCGTTTATCACCCTGAACAGTTCTTCAAACGCCGTGTTTATGGCTTTTCTTTCTTCTCCGTCTGGGTATGGCTTAGAATCCTTGTAATATGAATTGTCCATGGCATGAGCAAGGTAGTTATTCTCCCAGCCCCTGTCTTTCATTTTGTCGCCTAAATAAGCGGAAAAAGCCCGCGCCCCCATTTCTTTTACGTCAGACCAGTACGGCTTGCCGCCGCTGGTTTCAAGTTTCTTTGAATCCTCAAAATAGTTTGATGTTTTTTCGCCCGTTTTTGCGGTCATGTAACCTACGCCGTCTTTGTCATAATATGCGGCTATAATACGCTTTACCTTTTCGTCGTTTACGGGTCTGTTGTGGATATAGTAACGATAGTTTTTCATTCTGCCTATCGCTTCGTCAAACGTCTTGTTGGCTAACCCTCTGTCATGCAACCATTCTTTCCCATATTTAGAATTGACAAAATCGGTATCGTCTTTTGTGTATTGTATTTTCTGCGTCTTCTCTGCGGTTCCTGTCATCATTACATTCACAAGCTTTGAGAAAGCCTCTTTTACACGGACTATATAATCTTCCCCCGACTCGATTTTGTCTACTTTCAGCCCGGCCTTTTCCGCTTTTGCTTTAACCCTCTCATAATCCGATTTGTAATCGGGGTATTTTTCCATCATGCGTTTGTAATACCGTAGGTTATCGAGTATATTTTTCTTTGCCGGTGATAGATCGTCGTCTTCATGGCCTGTTTCGGACAGGAACATATTATAGCGGCCCCCGGTCATAGCGTCCGCTATAAGGTTGTCGAAAGCGTGGAACCATTCATGCCCAAGACTGCCGCCACCCTTCATTTTCGTTATGTTTATAACCCGCTCTATCGGCTCATAGTGTGCAAGGAACTTGTTATGGCCCCGCGCCCCAAGTGCTATGGCAAGCCTGCCGTTTAATGAAACAAGGTTATCGGGTATTCCTGTAATATCGGCAAGATCGGCTAACCCCATGGCGACATTTTCCACATGGAATTTAGCGGATTTTACGTCGTTTGCAACCCAGTTTCCTAATTGAACGTCGCGGAGGTTAAACAACTGCTTTAACGCTTCGGTAGATTCTGCTTTCGTTTCCCTTCCGCCATTCCTTACAATTTTGTCTGCCACTAATAGCTCAAACTGCGATTTGCGTGGCCCGGTATTCCCGCCCCCGGCCTTCTTTTCTGCCCATGAATAATCATCGTCGGTCGTTTCCAGTGCTTTTTGATAATGGTTTGCAAATGTCTTGCTGGCGGCGGTATCATGCTTATCTTCGATAAGCCTAAAAACACGGCCAGAAGGCGTATACATTTCGGCATATCTATTTCCGTCATAGTAATTCATGCCGGATAGGTTTACAACGGTGTCTATGGCTTCTTCAAACGACTTGCCGAAGGTATACCACGCTTTTTTCATGTCGTTTCCGATATGTATTTCGTCGCTCTTTTCGTTTGCTATTTTAATTAATTGTATGCCCATTGCGTTGAATTCTTCCATCATATCCGTTAATGAAAAACCAGCGCGTTCCTCAATAATACCTTGTCTTCTTAAAAACTCTATCTGCCCCTCTTTTAAGAGGTCATTTAGTTTACTGCCTCCAGTGGTATAATATCGCCCGTTCCATATTCCGCTATCTGGATCAATAAGCTGATCCATGCCTGAATGAATCCCAATGTCTTTAATGTACTTCTCCGCTTTGGCGTATGGGCTTCCGTCTTTGTATACTTCATCCTGAATCTTTTTTTGATAATGGGCGATTTTCTCTCTTAATTTTTCTTGTCTCTTGGCGACTTCCATGTACTCCGGGGCTTTTTTCGCCGATATATACCTTCCCGTCATTTCCCCCTGAATTTCGGCGACTGCTTCTTTTACGTCGTCAAGGGTTTTGCACTCTTCAAGCCTGCCCCTTATAGCGTCTATTCCCCGTGAAAAATTATAGCGGTTATTCGCCGTTGCCTTTTCCG